ACCTATTACCGGTGTTATTGAAGGCGGCGCAGGATATACAACTGTTACATATGCAGATGGCACCACAGAAAGACGCGGTGGAACTCTGCCAGCGCGTACAAACAATCCCGGTAATATTATGGACGGGCCACTTGCAAGATCTTATGGTTCTGTAGGTTCATCGCCATCTACGAACGGCCCGCCAGTCGCAGTCTTTCCTACACGGGAAGCAGGTTTTGTTGCAATGGACGGTTTACTTAAAAGCCAATATTCAAATGGACCGATTGGACAAACGTTAGAAAATTGGGCAACCGATCCTAACCATCCATCAAAAGTTATTGGAACTGCAGGAGTTGATCCAAATAAAAAATATACAGATTTTACTCACGATGAAAAAGTAAGATTTATGCAAGCTTTAGCAAAAGTCGAAGGCTTTTATGCTGCGGGATCTGGTCCTAAAATTTCTTCTGCTGATCTTGGAAACGACCTGCTGTCAAGTGCTATTGGCCTCGGAAAGGGTGCAATGAACGCCATCGGTACAGTACTGCGCGCAGGACTCGGAAGTGATACTATGAGACCTACGAGTGGATCTCAGTTGTCAGGATTTAATGATACTATGCGTGGCAATACGAGTTCAGCGGCTCCTGTTCAAGGAGAATCTACAACAGTTACACAACTATCCCGTACCTCTGCACAGATACAAAATGCGGTCGATCTCGGAAACGCAGACGCTGCTCGAGCTGCGACTCAACAAGAATCTGCCGGCGCATCTTCTATTCGTCAAGCTAACGCTTCGAACGACGGCAAGTTAGAATGTCTTGATCCTAATTTCCCCGGGGGCGGCGCCGTAGAAGGTTATCTCCAATATCATAGATTGGCTGCATAATGGCTGAACCGGTTACAATAGGCGGCCAAAAGTTTATTAAAACAGCCGACGGTTGGGTAGATCAAAAAACAAAATCAAAAGCACCAGAAGGATTGCTTTCACTCCTGAATAGACTTCAGGTTGAGAATTCTTCCGAAGGAAAGAAGAAGCGTGTTCGTATTGACACTTCTCGTCCAGTTGTAAAACTCGGTAAAACAGAATATGTGTGGGATCTTAACAGCGGCGTATGGATTGATCGAAAAACAAAAGATGCTGTAAATCCTGCTTTCAGCAAACTGATTGAAGCTGCCTATCAAGGTATCACACAAGGTGTAACTGCTGACGATCAGTTATATGACAAGAGTAAAGCTGTCAACTCTGTCGTAAATAATATGGGTTCTACCGGACAAGCCGCCAAACAAAAAGTAAGAACACCTTCGGGTAGTGGTCGACTTCCTGCTCCGAATATCAAAATCAATTCTCCTGTCATTCATATGATAGAGAAATTGGCTACGATTGACGGATATCTGAAACAAAGATTAGATAATCAGAAGAAAATAGCTAATAGAAATTTAGTAGCTACTAAAGAAGCCGCTATCGAAGCTAAGTCAGGAGATGCATCTCCTGTCGAACAAACTTCTGAAAACGGAGCAAAAAAATCCGATGCTACAGGAATAGGTGTAGCATTACTTGCAGGAGGATTAATAGCTGCACAGTTCGAACCTGTACAAGAAGCATTTAAGTCGCTCGCAAGCGGCATTAAAAATATATTTAATTTTGTAGAAAATGTTGCTAAAACTGTTGCAGATGGATTAGATTTTTTTACTGGAGGATCGTCTTCGGCCTCGAGTGTTGAAACTACAACCGCAGCACCAAATATTACTCAAGGTAATACTCCATCTTCTCCTAATATTGCGGCTCCTGCAGAGTTAAGTATTCCAAGCGAAACAAATAGAGCAGTTCCGAGTGCAATAACTCCTTCTTCGGCCGCCCCAACAACTCCAGCGATTGCACCTAATTCTGGTTATGCTAAACCTGCCATGGCGACTTCAAGTAGAAGTTCTTCGCGTGTTAACGCATCTTCTGTGGCGTCTAATAATTCGGGATCAAGAGCTTCAACGCCGAGTGCAACTCTGACGACCCCGACGACAACTGCAGCACCCGCGATGACTTCAACACCAAATGCAACGCCTGCTTCTGCTGCACCTGCAACTCCAAATGCTACTCCAAATGGTTCGAATTACGATGGATTAAAACTTAAATCCGAAGAGACAATCGGCGGTGGACAAGCAGCTTCGAAGACGATTGAATTCGCAAAAATAGTCCAAGCACAAATACCAGAACTGACAAGATTCACAGCATTTAACGATAATTATCATAAAGGCCGCACGTCGAAACACAATGAAGGTCTTGCTTTCGACTTTACTATTAAAGATCCATCGCAATCAACAGCTGTTGCTGATAGAGTAAAAGCAGCCGCAGATGCTAATGGATATAAAGTAAAGATAATAGACGAATATAAAGATCCGTCTGGACATGCAACAGGCGGCCATATTCACGTAACTGTATTGGGCCCTGGCACCGGATCAACTATTGAAGGAGGAAGTGGTTCGAACATGTTCGAGCGATTTGCAACAGCAGGAGTTGGTTTAACAAGAGGCGCGATGGAATCTATTGGAGCTATTCTGAGGGCCGGACTCGGAGATATGAAAGTAACTTCAGGATCTCAGCTTTCAGCGGTAAATGACACGATGTCAGGAAATATTGCAAGAGCAGCTCGAGAAAGAGCAGCCACGGTTGCCGCGACTAAAACTCCAAAACCTGTTGCTGTAACAAAATCAGATCCAGTCAACATGAGTGCGTCAAGCGGTTCTTCTACGATTCAAAACATGCCCACAGTTTCTGATAAAGCTGCAGTTGAATTTTACTTAACTCGTATGGGATTTCCAAAGATCACATACGAGCAAACATCTCGCTGAACCAATGCTTAGGTAATAAAAGAAAGGGCGACCGAAGCCGCCCTTTCCCACCTTATCAATCTTCTTCGGCAAGTCGTTTGAAGAAATCTAAATCATCGTCATCATCACTGACTGTGGAGGTAGGAGCAGAAACTGCTTCCGCCGCCTTGAATGTCGGCGCAGGCGCACGATATTCATTTTCATCCATATCAACACCACGAATCTTTGCAGGCTCCGCAGAGAGTGCAAGGACTGTATTCAAACGAGTCTTGAGATCTTCATAAGACTTGAACTGCTTCGGATCTACAATTTCAGTGAGCGAACGCTCCTCGTTGTAGATCCGCTCAAGCTCACTGTCATCATCGAACAGTGGTGCGGGAGTATCGAATTCAGACTTATCGTAGTTGGGGTAACCCTCAACCTTACGAATTTTGAGCTTGAAGTTAGCACCTGCCCAAAGATCGAAAGGATTTACTGGCTTCTCGTCCTCAAAACCTGGGTTCATCAGATCGTTCAGCTTATCGAAGATCTTCTTGCCATATTTGTACAAGAAGACTTTGCCTTCGTTTGCAGGATTGCCTGGATCCTTCACAACATAGATGTTGCTGTGATATGCCAGACGACGCTTCTGCTTGCGCGCGATCTCCTTATCAGAGTCAAGACCAGTGTTCCAAAGAACGCTGTTATATTCTGATACGGGATCGTCTTTACCGAGAGTCGTTAACGACCGCTCGATATACCAAAGTCCGGTTGGACCCTGAAAACCGTGGTCCCAGATGCGAACGAAGGGAATATCTTCGCCCTTCGGTGCAGGAAGGAAGCGAATGACAGCGTAGCCGTTACCAGCCTTATCGACTGTATGCTTCCAATATTTGCCCTCATCGGGATCTGTATATGTGGTATTTTGTTTAGCAAGTTCTTTCGTAAGTTTCTCGAACGAGGAATTGGAAGAACGCTTAAGGTCTGCAAATGACATAATTAATCTCCTATATGTCGGTTTTTTACGGTATGTTTCGATATATTTCGATTGCAGCGAACTGCAATTGTATTTATCATGATGTAAAGACTTCCTTGACAATTTTTCTGCATTTAAATGCATCATAATGAAAGAAAGGCTTATACTTCAGCAGCTTCTTGTGGATGCTGGGCCATAGGACACCGTCCTCAATCTTCTTGTTCCAATGACCGAAGAACCCGAAGATATCATTGAGGATAATCACCGTCTCGATTGAAATTTCGCGACGAAGATATTTTTTGAGTAGAAAGGGATGTTGCCCATTCTTTACAATAACACAATCATTGAAATTTGTACATAGCTTTTTTACATCTTCTTCAAAGATATAAGAAAGAGACTGTTGTCTCTTCAACCATTCGTTGTATACTTTTTCTGAGTCATCATCGAACAAATCTCCGATCCATTTCAGATCGCCGTCGATAAAGTTGGCGACCAGATATTTCAGAGGATCCTTGTGTTTCGACAGCTTGTAGAATTGATACTTATCCTTACGCACGTCGAAGCTCGAAGGCTTTGCGCCTATCTTGCCATTGTATTTGATGTAGTCGTAGCTATCTGTTGTGAAGTGATTTTTAAGGGCGAGAAAGGTGGTATAGCTCTCGAATGGAGTCATATTGGCAGCTTAGCTCGCTTTGGCATGAAGTTAAGTCCTTCTGCTTCGTCCTGAAGCTTTGCCTTGATTCGAATATTATTACGAATAATACTCGCGGCTGCTTCAATCTCGATGTTATTCTTTTCACAATAGTGGACGACGGCATCCATATAATCTAAATCATAATTAATAACCAGTCGTTCAATTTCTTTGATAAACTTTTCAGAAGTCAATGCTTTTGTTGAAATGACGTCGTCCACCATGATATAATTATCCTCTATAAAAAATGTGATAGCCGATTTTAGTCGTACGATCAAAAACTCTGCCCCACGAAGGTCTTACATAATCTGCGTGGTAGAATTTTGCGCCTCTTGTAACATCGCCGTGGTTACCCAGATATACGTCTTCAGCTACTTCTACTGCCTTACGATACGCGATCATATCAGCTATTCTCTTTCTTCCCTCACACTTCCATGAAAATTGGCATACGCCTCTGGTCTTTTGATTAATGACCGCGCATGGAGTTTTTGGGAATCTTTCATCTTTTACGCGATTTAATACTACATTGTTCACCGCGATTTTGCCTTTGATTGGCTCATGGCCTGCTTCAAAATATGTATTCTCGGCCATGCACTTGATTTGTTGTTTGTCGTATTCATTAAGATATACGGGTTCTTTTACAATAATCTTTTTTTCAATTACCTGATTCGCAGCTCTCTTTACGAGCTGTACTTCAGGTTGCTTGGTTGGAGTAGCTAAAGTCACGCCTGTTAATATAATAACACCTATGATAAAGCCTTCAGCCCAACGTAGATACGGGAAATCTTTTCTGTTTTCGAAAAGTTTCATGTTTTTCCTCTTAGTCTTAATGACTTTGGCAAATAGAGACTACTGTACAGGCATCTCAGCCATATAGTTTTCTATCGCTATAAGAAGATACACA